GCAGAATGCCCGCCTTGCGCAAAGCCGTCATGCTACCCACAGGGTCCTGCAACGCTTTACCGAGCTGTACGGCCGAAACCTTCTTGCCCGCCGCTTCAAGGTCAAGCAAAGCCTGGACTGCCCGGTCGAAAGGTCCACCAATCTCGTCAGCAGAATCTGCCAGGTTGCTAAAAGTAAGCAACACCGCTTCGTTGGCGCGGATTAACTCATCATCGACACCGGTGGTAAACGACAGGCGCTCCGCATAATCTGACAAGCGCTTGGTGACAGATTCCAGGTTCTTGTCGAACAGTCCGGTGTTTTCGGCTACGGCTTGGAGTCGGCGCTCCGACTTACGAGCTTCCTCACCCATCTTGATGAAGTTTGGCAGAAACAACAACACCGCGCCGGTAATGCCAAGAAACGCGGTAGAGATGCCCCGCGCCATCGACTTCACAACAGATCCGAATGTCAGCGCATCCTTGGATGCTTTTTTCAATCCCTTTGCGAAACCGCTCGCCTGTGCGACAAGCGTGAGAATCATATTTCCCTTGGCCATTAGTAACCTTTCCAGTTGCTACCGAACACCTTGACATAGCGTGTCACGATCCATCGGTCCTCACCGATTTTCTGTCCTTGTAGCCACTTTGTAATCTCACGGTTCCACATCGCCACAATCGCCGGGCGAGACTTATCACGCGCGGTGCGCAGATACGGGTTGCCCTGCTGGCGGAACGGTTCGCCGGTCGATGTTTTTTGCGGGCTTCGATACATACCGAAAGAGATGCGCTTGCCGTAACCGACAATCTCCGCAGACTCTCCCCGGTTTATCAATGCCCTCTCCCCACGCCTTGCCCGGCGTTTCGCATCAACAACAACCACACCGCCGTAAAGATGCTTTGGCGGGTTGTTGTTCTGCGTTATTTTCTTTGATGCATACGCTTTGATGGAGCGTTGCAAGCCACCGGTCAGGACTGGTGCGCGTTTACGCGAATTGTTTGCCACAATCGTTGCGGCAATCTTGTTGATGCGCCCGAATTCCTTCTGCGGGAATCCCAGTCGCTTTAGTGTGGCAATGACACCTTCGGAGCCGTACAGTCCATCAATGTACGAAATACCTTTACGGTTGGTCGCAATTGATACGCCACTGTACGGCCCCATGGCGGTTTACGGTGCAGCGGTCCAGGTGGGTTCGCCGACAACTTCAAAGCGAATACCCGACCAGGAGAAGGTGCCATCAGCGCTTGCTTCACCACCGAAGGGGATACGGCCCTTCGCCGGAATCCGCAGAGTGCCAGTAAATTCACCAGCATCCGAGGATGTTGTCTCAAGCGTGAACGGAACCTCATCGCCAGGATTGCTCCAGCAAGCCATGAAGAATGAGGTCATCTCCGTTGAGGTGACACCGCTCATCTCAATGAACCAGTCAGAAGCGCCACCAGCGGTCGCATCGGCGAATGTGGTGACATCCGTTGATGCTTCCTCTGACTGGAGCATGATGCTGGACAGGTCTGCCGTGTAGTCATCTCCATCCACCGTGATGGTGATGGAGTTCGCCTTTACGCGATTTACCATGATTGTTTTCCTTTACAGGGTTGTGTTTTGTCGAACAGTGATTGTTGTGCCGAGATAAACTGCACCGTTCAGATCCACCGAGGTCGGTTGCCCGACACTTGATGCATACATGCCCGGTGCGGCGGTTACGGCCGACAGCACTGCTTCGACCATGTCATCCAGTTCCGCCGACATTGCTTGATTAGTACCAACACCCGCAACAATCTCAACATCAAAGGAGATGCTGAATTCGCCGAAGGTTTCGCCGTTTTCAATCCAGTCGGTTGATGGAATCATCACCGCCATCGGTGGTTGTGAACGGTCTGGCACTACCGAATACGCGGTTACCCCGGCCGTGTCAAGGACAGCGACCAGGGCAGCGCGCGCTTCGGCAATCATGCGAAGTTGTACCCGCCAATAATCGGGTTCAACAACGGGTAAGCACCAATCATCGGGTCACGCGCCACCCGCTGGGTGGTCGTGCCTTCAAAGGTTGCAAATTGCGCAATACCGTTTGGTGCGGAGCGGCGGTTGAACAGCTCCTGACCAACCTCGATTCGGGCGCGGTCATAGACATCGTTTGGCACATCACGGTCACGAATGTATTTATTGATGAGCGTTGTCGCTTCATCCCAACACTGTTCCACGAATGTGTCTTGATCTGAAGTGCTATTTACATAGTCCTTCAGGTTTTCCCATGTCATTGCCACGCCCGAATCTCCTTGAGGTTATTAGGCGGTCTGGTCGATGGGGATGATGAACGCCGGGTACTCGTCAGCCGTTGCCGTGTAGGTCGACAGCGAGAACGCCTCGGACAGGTTCACCGCGTTCTCCTGCGAGAGACGGAGCGCCGCCGAGGTGTACTGGCGAAGTGCGAGAGACGAAACGAACGCGCACTCATCCTTGTTGACTGCATCCAGTCCAGCATCGACAACAATCGGGATACCGGCGATGGACCCAGCGAGTCCGGAGACATTGGCCGAACCGACCGTGCCGGCCGCTTCACCCGCGAACGAGATGACCGGGGTTCCGTCAAGAGCAAGAAGGTCCTTGAAGGTTGCCGAGTCAACGATCAGAGCGTCAATCTGGACACCGTTGGGGGTGAAGTAGGTCGCAGAAGCGTCTGCGAGTCCACCAACCCAGCCAGCGTAGTCAGTCGAAGCAAGCGTGACCTTGTTGCCAGCCGTGACCTGCGCGGCGCAGACAGCCTGGTACTTGGTGCGGAGCTGTGCGGCGAGAGCCTTACCGAGCGCGATGGCCTGTCCACGGAGAACCGAGTCAAGGTAGGGAACGGTCGAACGGTCAATCGCCTGGCGCGACAGTTCAGCGTAGTTTCCAACCGTGATGATGTTCTCCGAGTCGGTGCCGATGTTCAGCTCGTAGTATCCGAGGTCATCACCTTCAGCCGACTGGGTGCCGGTTCCGTCAGTAACCGAGTCAACCTTCGCGTAGGTGATGGTCATGCCTTCGGCAGGGGTAACACCGCGACCGAAAACAGCGCCGAGCGGGTTAGCCGCTTCGACAAGGCGGATGAGGTTGAAGTCAACCGGAGTGGTGACCGACTCACCAGTGGTTGCACCGGTGTAGGCGCGCACAGCGGTGTCATCGTTGCTCGCGAGTGCCTTCAGGAATTCACCAGCAGAGCGGTACGAGGGAGCAGGGGCTTCCTCTTTGCCGATGGAAGCGACTTCGCGCTCCACCATCTCAATTCGCTCACGAACCTCGGCGAGTTCGGGAGCCAGGTCGCGGGATTCCGCTTCCATGATTTCTCCTTTTTGTTCAGCCGGGGCAGGGCCATCCTGTTCCGGTTCGTCACGAATTTCCGTGACAATCGCACCCTCATACCAAGGGAACGAAACCAACGAGACTTCACGCACATAAGCATCAGTCACGATGCGGTTGCGGTTGTCATCGGTCTTTGAGTCGCGCATCATGAAACCGACAGAGAAGCGGTTGATCACACCATCCTCAAGAAGCGCAATGGCATCCTTGCCGCGCTGTGTCTCCGAGATGGTTGCGCGAATTTCGAAACCTTCGTCAGTGTGTCGGCCTTCAACAATTTTGCCGATTGGTTCTGACTTGTCGTGTTGCCACATCAGTTTGCATTCAGGGTCAAGCGTTACCGAGTCGCGGGCGAACATCTCACCGTTTTCCAAGCGCTCGTAAGGTACCGCGATACCGGCAACCTCGCGCTTGTCCTTATCGGTGAGACGGAATTCCATCTCACGAATCTCAAAGTTGTCCAAGGGCTTCTCCAATCAGTGGTGCGAGCTTCTCGTCTGCACGGACCTCATCAACGGTCTTGAATCCGGCGGCGATAGCAATCTCATGTGCCTGGTAACGGGTGAGCGTGTCAGTGCGGAGCAACGCATCAATGTTCATGCGGGCTTCGGTGCCACGAGGGAGCAAGAAGGACATTGCCTGTTCAATCTCGATGTAGTAAGCAGACAGCGAGTAGCGGGTGAAAGCAATCTGCTCCTGCTCCACATTCGAATAGGTCATCGATGAACCGGCTTCGGCCAGCATCATGTTCGCGGGAATCCCCAGGATGCGACACACCTGCGAGGTGTTCCAATTCTGCACATCAATGAACATCGCATCTCGCGGGTTCAGAAACAGGTTCTGGATAGCCAACTCGGTCGGTGCCACAACGGAACCACCGGTCTGTGCAGATCGCAAGGAATTCGCAATATCCACCAAGGTGTCAGGCGATACCGGCACCTTCGGCGAAACAACCTGCGCCGCCATACCCGAATCGCTAAACCACTTCGATGCAAAGTCGCGGGTGTCCTTTGCGTTGCGCAATTCAGGTTGGCATGCCTGGAGCGGTCCAAGGCCGTAATGGTTGCCTGGTACCGAAAGCATCTTGAGGTGCTGGATGTCCGTTGTGCTGTATTTGGTTTTACCACGGTAGATGTACCCCGCAAGGTCATCACTTATGTCCGTAGTCTCTATCTGGACTTGGAACGGGTTCAGCACCTCAAGCTTCACAGGTTCGCCACGGCCATTGCGCGACACCAACCAATAAGCATTGCCGGACAATGCCAGCGAATTGACCGTGCGGGCCATAAATTCGGCGCGAGTGATTTTGTCATCAGGTTGGCGCACCCACAACGGTTGCGATTCCAGTTTGATGTCATCACGGTACAGATGAACACCAATCTGCTTGATCGCATTCGACAGAATCGATACACCGCGATAGACGGCGGCAATACCGAGAGCATCGGTGGTGGTTACTCCTGATGTTGCCGACCGGGGCGGTGGAACGATTGCGGAGCGAGTTTGGACATCGAATTCTTGCGCGACTGAACGAACCGTCTCCAACGGGCGGAGCGGGTTCAGGAAGTCAAGAAGGCTTGCCATCGCAATAATCGTAACATATTGCGCAAGATTATTGCACGGCGTGTCGCATTTTGCTTATTTTGTTGCGTGGAGTGGTCCGGAATCGAACCGGAATCCCGACAGAGTCCTGTTTAGGCTTTTCTGCCGGTCGAAACCATTACCACCCCTTGCGCCTATTGCGCCTATTGCGCCTATTGCGCCTATTGCGCCTATTGCGCCTATTGCGCCTATTGGCAACTATCGCATTGGAGCAGGTCCATCGGATCAACAGGGGGAATCGGGTAGCCGTTTAGAGTGTCGTTTTCCATAGGGAAACAATTTATCACGCTAAACAACAATTGTGCGTGTTGCCACGGGTTTCAGTGTCTCCGCACCATGACAAGCAATCAGTGTGGCCATCACCGAGTCAATCTCCACGCTGGAGTCTCGGCGCGACACCCTAAAACCGTTGTCAACGGCCTTACGCACCGTTCTGGGAATCTGAACCGACAACAACGGGTCTGGAGCATGCTTCAGCGTTTCCCTCGCCAGACGAGCGTAGAAGGTCGATGAAGCGGTCACAATATCGCCCAGGGTCACAAGCTCGGTGTTCAGGCCGCGCATCTTGAGTTCGTTGTGTAAGTCGCGGAGCAACAATCCATCCATCATGATTGCCCTGGGTGAATGCTTGTGAAGTTGCATGCACACATTGACCAACTTTTCCAGGGTTGGCTTGACGATGGACACAACCAGTTCGGTGTGTATCACACCATCAACAAGAATGGCGGCGGCAACGCTGGCATGCTCCCAACCAGGAGTGCGGTCGATACCGAACACCACTTGACCGTCAGGGAATTGCTCATCCATTTTGCGCTCGTTCTTTTGCCACATGCTAAACGGAATAAATGTGTTGGCGCTGGACTTGATGAACCGGTTGAGTCGATAACGGATGATGTCATCATCAGGCAAAGACCGGGCATCTGCCAGCACCAACTTCGGGTCAATACGGCCATCCTGAAGCGCTGGGTTAGCCTCAATGAGCAATGCCATCAGTTCGTCATCGTCTTTTGGCACGACCGCTTCGGATGCTTCCCAGATCCATGCACCGAACCTGTCAAGGTCTCCTGCAATTGCTTTGTTTGCGTTGTCGTAAAGGCGCGACAACAGCAGACTGTTTTCGTCACCGGCTGTGGTGATGCCGACCAGCATTGAGTCGGGTCTCGCGCCCTGACCGGCAACCAGCGCCGACCATGCCGCGTCATCCACCAGGTGAACCTCATCAACAATGCCGATGCTGATGGGGATGCCTTGAAGGGTTGAAGCCTTTGCCGCGCGAATCTCGTACCGGGTTCCCTCGGTTGTGCGAATACCGCGAGTGTCCGTCAGTTTCGTCATCATAGACTTCAGCACCGGATTCGCCGCAATGATGCGTTGCAGACGGTCATACAAGATGCGGGCTTGGTCGGCTTGCGATGCAATGCCGATGTTGAATTGATTGGGTTTCCGCAACAGCGCCCAGAGTCCAATGGTCGAAATTACTTCGGTCTTGCCGACCTGTCTCGGACAACTGATGAGACAGGACCGCCACCGCAACTCACCGTCAGGTAACAGTTCGGTTACGCGGCGAAGCAGTTCCTTTTGCCAAGGGTCGAAGCGGAATTCTTTGCCGTTCGCCACGGTCCACGCATACTCAAAGGCGGGCAGATACCTGTCGATGTCTGCCTGGTAATCCTCGGTCAGCGGTGGAGTGTGGCGAGCCGGTGCAAAGGTCATCGGCGCAGAAGCTCCGCCAGTGGGTCGGTTTCCGTCTCCACCTTCGGTCGCTCCTTCAACAACGACCGGTGCAACACACCGAATTGTGCGATGAGCGCCGCAGACACCTCACGATCCAATTCATCGGCGACCGCTACCAGTGCGGCGATGGATGGTGCATGGCTTGCAGACAACCAATCGGCTTCTGCAAGGAATTCCTTGACAGCATCAGCGAATTTCATTGTGGTTCCTTTCAATGTTGGTTTATTCGGGGATAAAAATGCCAGT